TTATTAATTCTATATATCTGCCCGAATGTCATATTGTATTTTTTAGCAATCTCTTTTATACTCAAATCTTTTTCAGTATATAAAGAATTAATTATCTTATCTCTTCTTATCTTTTTTTCTAATGTAATATCTCTTATTGGATAATTTTCATAACTTCTTTTATGAGACACACCCTTATTTATTCCGTAGACAACGCTAACATTAATTTTATGCATTATTGCAATTTCTTCTAATGACATATCCGAATTTTTTAATAAATTAATTACTTCATCTACTTTATTCTCGTCTATAGGTTTTACTAATGGTTTTCTTATTGGATATGTTAATTCGTTATTTTTCCATGATATTCCTGTATTAATATTTCTTACTGTTTTAATAGTGGTGTTATACTTATTGGCAATATCTTGCAGAGATAACTTATTTTCAAACAAATCTTTTATAATGCTGTCTACTTGGTTTTGTTTTAACTTGCTTTGAGGATTATTTTCGCCTGAGCTATCCTGTCCTCCGTCTGTTATGTTATATCCAAATTCTTTACAATTACTTTTAAATAACTTTATATATTTCTTTTCTTCATAATTATAATTTTCACCATAGTATAGAAGAGAAATATCAAAATTATCAAAACCATATTTTTCTATTGCATTATGTATCGGATGATTCATCCGCCTATCATGTTTGTGTTCTTGTATTCTACGTTTTAAATTATTTGTCTGTCCTATATATATCTTTCCGTTTATCTTATTCTGAATTTTATAAATAAATTTTTTCACAGCTATTACTTTATAACAACTCAATAAAATATCCTATCCTTACGACACTATAGCTTTCACTATAGATTAGACTATATCACCATCTTATTTAAGATGCTCCTCCACAGGCTTTAACGAATTTAAAAGCTCTTAGTCGTTGAACTTTCCTCTATTCGAGGCTTAGCTGCTGATTATCCATTATTAAGACACTTAGCACGTTATATAACGCTTTTATTTCAGCATATGTCATCCAATTAACTTTTTTCTATTTTCATAGCTTTCACACTTGAGCTTGTTTCATCTCTATGTTGTAGCGTAATTGGCTTTAGGTCGGAATATTATTCCTATTCCAGCAATTCAAAGGAGTTCAAGCACATTGTCACCAATGTACAGGGGCTAGTTTTAACCGATCCATTCATCAAGAGAAATGTTAATTGTTTTATCATCTGACTTATCTGTATTGATAACATTTCCATCTTCATCAGCAGAGATGGTGTTGTTGTTGTCGTTATAATCATTTTTATTTTCACTAACAGATTCTTTTTTATCAGAATTTGTTTTTACAACACCAGTCTTCAATCCTGCAAAGACTCCTCCACCGAGCAATGCTACAACTAAAATAAAAATTAAAATTTTAGATGCTTTTGTTAATCTGAATCTTCTTGTACTTCTCATTCTCCTATTACCTCTTTCTTATTTATTATATTTTTTCTTTAAGCTTTCGAGATAGTCGTCATTCTGAGTTTTTCTAGCCTCATCTTCTGCTCTCTTAAGCTTTGTAGACGTTTTATTTTCATAGACAACTCTAGAACCCTCAACTAATGCATCGAGGTCTTTATTTTTATCTCTGATATATCCAATCATTTTGTCGTTGGATGTAATATTTTTAATATCATCCATATCGTCATAGACATCTTTTAACTGCTCGTTAACTTTCATATTTTCAACAACTTCTTTACTTTCTCTTTTAAGGCTTCTGAGGTTGTGTTCACACAATTCCTGTGCTTCTTTTGCTGCCTTTGTTGCCTTCTCATATGCTGCAATAAGCGTCTCGTATCTCTCAATATCTGATTTGATTTCGCCACGCTCATCTGATTTGAGCTGTGCCATATCCATTTTTCCGGCTTTTACAAGTGCTTCACACTCAGACTCGACTTTAGAAAGTTTTGTTTTTGAGTTTGCCAAATCTTTTTTTGCATTACTAAGCTTTCCAGCTGCTCTCTTATATGCATCATCAGCTTTGTTATATGCGTCTTGAGCCTTGTTAATT